ATGAACCAGACTGGCGGTACCCTTGGCTTTAGTCATATATTTTATTCAAGATTGTGGCAACATAAAACTATGAGATAAATCAAAAAACAATTAAACTATAACATTTAAACAGAAATACATTATCGTTATAAATACGTTAATTTTGTTTTTAATTATATTGCAAAGATACAGAATGTTTGATTTTTTAGATACAGATTCTTATCAGCGAAGAGAACAAATACCTGATTTACATCTTAAAACTCCTATAACTAATAATTATAAAAGAGTTTTTCAGAAATCAGCTGAAACAATGATTTTGTATAAGTCATTAAATAATGAAGAGCAGTTAGAATATAGATACAAAATGAACATAAAATTAAATATGCCGAGAACAATATGTGATATTTTATTGACTTTATCTATTTCAAGTCTTAATGCCATTGTTAACTCAATTATTGAATCTGAAAATTTATATGGTTGCATTTTACCTGGTCTTTTAATAATTAAGACAAGAAAAATATTTCATGAAGTAGATAAGAAAAATTATAAATCAATTTCACCAATTCTTGAAATAGTTGATAATTTTTCAAAAGCTCACAATATAAATTGCTCAAATGAATTAAAGGCAATTTCTGAATTGAGCTTAGCAACATGTGAGTCATTTACAAGATGTGTTCTTGAGGAGTTAAGATTATTAATGGCCATAAATATAAAGACTTATAATTACACTCCAAGAGTTTTTCTTATTCAAGAGAATTCATTATTGTCAAAAATATCTGTCTTGTACAATTTGTCATTTTGGACTGTTGCCGGTAAGCGTTATATGATTGATAGTGATCAAATAAATATGCTAACAGATACAGTAACCTCTAGATATTTAGTTAGAGTTTCTTCAAGAATGTATCGAACATTTTATACTAAATTACATCAAACGTATCCGACTGAGAATGAATTTGACCAATTGTTTTCACTATTTGATTATTTATTATCAAGACATGGTAATAAAGCTTATAAATGTATTAAGTTGTATGAATCATTAGTTCTTTCAACCATATTGCTTAAAACTTCAATAACTGAATCATCTATATTTAGGCGTTATTATTCCAGTTGTTGGGAGTCTTTTAATAATGAAATGAATGATTTTAATGAGAGCAATCTTCTTTCATTGTCTTTTAGAAATTTCTTTATAAGCTTAGAAGTTCCTAAATTGGTTGAATTATACGGCTTATTTAGGCTATGGGGTCATCCAACAGTAGATGAAAGAGGAGGAATGAAAGCTGTAAAGAAAGTTGTTGATGATGGAAAAAAGTTCAAATTTGATGAGGACCTATTAATTGATATTCACGGCGTTATGATGAAACAAATAATTGAAGAATATATGAAGCTCCATAAACAATGGCCACCTGTTTCAAGCTGGGGAAACTTGGACGTCAATCATCCAATTAGAGTTGCACATAGTACTGGTGTAATAAGTTACGATGCAATATGTAAAGATGTCCCTTGGTCAGATTGGTCAAAAATTGAGTTTTCAAAATTTCATGATTTTGATTTTTATAAGGATTATACTGAAACTTTAGATGACAAGTCAATATGTGTTCCTAGAGATAAATGGGCAGGTTTATATGAAATGAGCTTAATAGGAAAAGAAAATGTTGTTGTTAATAGAAGATTATTGAAAGAAATTTTATTAACGGCAACTTACAACATAGAAGAAATTATATTAACTATTTCTAAAGATGAATTGCCTGAAAACGAATATATTGCTTGTCTTAGAGCTAAAGAGAGAGAATTGAAAATAGACCCTAGAATGTTTGTTATGTTTAGGCATAACTTAAGAGTTTATTTTTTAGCTACTGAATCTAATTTAGGAAAAACAATACTAAAATATTTTCCTCAAATAACAATGACTTTATCTGAATCTTCACTTAATAAGCTTTTACTAGATATATCTAATATAAACACTAAAGGTTATAATAATAAAATATTCAAACATAATAAGGTTCAAATATCTCAGCAGGAAGCAATAGATTTAGGTGTTAAATATAATGAAAATAAAGATTCAACAGAAAAACCCTCTGTTTCTGATAAGTCAACAATAAATAAGTATTTACTTGGTGAATATTTTTGGCAAATTAAAGTATTTTTCAATATGGATTTTCAAAAATGGAATCTTCATTTCCAACTTTCAAATACCGAAAGATATTTTAAGGTCCTTGATCAAATTTTTGGAGTTCCAGATTTATATTCAAGAACACATAAGATATTTGCCAAACTTTGGGTAACTTTGTCTTCAAGATATAATCCTCCGGAAAATTTTACAGATAATATTGATGACATGCAAGAATCTGACCAAATCTGGAAAAATCATACCTCAGGTTTTGAAGGAATAAGACAGAAGGGTTGGACAATAATAACTAGTTGTATTCTTCAGTATATTGCAGATAGATTGAGAATTAAGTGTAGAATAATCGGACAAGGAGATAATCAGGTTTTAGAGGTAACTTTTGATTCTCCATTTGATCCTAAAAATCAAAAAGAAGATGCGGACACTTGGTTATCCCTTCAAATAGAACTGCTGTTAAGAGAATTAGATAGAGTGTTTTCTTTGATGGATTTACCAATAAAGAAAGACGAATCATGGATCTCAAAAAGAGTTTTTGCATATGGTAAAGAAATATTCGTTGATGGAGTTCAAATGTCTATGTCATTAAAGAAATTAAGTAGATTATTACCTGAAGTTAATCAAATATTCCCTACATTAAATAATAAAATTGCTGCACTTGGAACAGCTGGTCAAAGTGCTGCTTTGAAAGGTCATGATTTTATCATTCCCTATATAATATCAAATTTAGAAACGCTTAGACTTATTAAAATAGATAGAATAGTATCAATCCTTAATCATAGCTTAAATTTGCAACCTCAAGAAAGTGGTTATCAATTTGATATGTATAACTTGTTGCTACCTAGCATATTAGGAGGTTATCCTGTTCTTCCAATACATGAATATGTATACAGAGGTAATCCTGATCCTTTGACAGCTGTTATATCAACTTTAAAATGTTTAGCTTTACAAGGAACAACAATGGCCCATCACATATTATCATCTATAGGTATTGAAATACCATTCAGTGATGAAATCAATTATAGAATGCTTATAACTGACCCTACGAGTATAAATATAATACCAAGCAATTCATCAACCTCTAGAATAAAAGCAACTGTTAAAGATGCTTTGACAAAAACAATAGTGAATGATGATCTGAAATTATTATTTCATAGAGATTGTGAATTAGAAGATGACAAATTAGTTGAGTATTTAATGTCAATAAAACCAAATGTCCCTAGAGTACTTAACATATTATACCAGAACTCTCCTTCAGGTGCCAGAGATCATTTTGTTCAAATGATAACAACAGCAGTTACAGC